AGTCAGCAAGCAGGGACGAAACCGAAAGACTTCGGTCCATCCTAACTAAGTTTTGTACTTAGTTTCGATGAGATTAGAAGGTATTCCACGGAATACATGCACAGCTCTCTAAAAGGGAGACATTATGGAAAAGTTAGAGAAATCCCGTCTAAAACGAGAACGGTAACTCATCAATCCATAAAGGACTTCTAGATGTGCAACGTATAGTAGAATATTCATTATTGGCCAAATTGTTTTCCTAAAACAAGATTGTTCTTAATTATTGTCTGTAAAGTCAAGTTACTCAGCTACTAAATTATAGTAAGCAAAGTCAGCAAGAGCATTGGTAACAGTAGTCGCAGTCAATGCGATCTTTAGGGTTTGTCCAGGAGAGGTCACGGAAAAAGTCAACCAGCCAACTAAGGCGGTTGCAGCAGTATTAAATATTGCTTCGTTGGTTTTAATCAACTGAACTGGCGTGGTAAGAGTACCACTGTACGTTAGAGCTGACATAACCGTTCCAACAATTGACAGTCCCATCAAATAGGATCCTGTTTGTTGAAATGTAAATGTCGTTCCGTCTGAGCCCAGTAAAATTCCGATTCCTTGTCCAAGGACAACAACACTCGCAGGCACTGTTCCAAAAGGAGCGACTCCAGATTGTGAGGCAAGGCCTACACTCTGAAATTCGAGTCCAGCTCCGGGTGCAATCTCAGGGGTATGAAGTTCAACTTCGTACTCAACATAGAGTTCACCGCTTGCTCCATTCGCAGCTTGTGATGCCATCAGAAACACACCTAAATCATACAAACGGAGATCATTCGTTGTTGATATGGTTCCACTTCTTACAAAACGAAGTGGTAGAGCTTCTCCATCTTTAAGGAGATCAGCGACCAACTGGCATTGTGTCCAGGGTGCAGCTCTAACAGATGACTTAAAAGCCATCATTTGTTGTTTCGATACTGGTGGAGAATCCAGTGCATCATAATCAATCCCCAGAAGTATGGTTCCTCCTTGGGACGTGGGAGATTCGGTCTCATAATAAAACTTGAGTTTCCGAAACCGGTAGCTTTCAAATCGAATAGCCACGGACGATAGCCAAAGAAAGAGAGTTGATAGTCCAGGGTTGATAGGCAGGGACACGACATTAAAATTCGTGGATCCTACCAAATCTTGGACATACTCTCGGTGTTTGACTACACAAACTTCTCCCTTCCCACTCATTCTAATAGAAGGAGCATTCTGGGTTATCTTTCTAGATACTGCGGTACCGACTTGTTGTGTTCTCCCAATAGGAGTAACACGCTGAGGGCGAGATTGATTAACTCGCTTAACTTTCGGTTGAGATTTCTTTGAGCCACCCTTCTTAGGGGCGGTGCTCATATTATTCGTTGATTTATTCATGTATTGGGTACTTATGAATATGTAAGGACTGTTCATCCATGTCTCACTACGGAGAGATCTAGTTCGAAGAGTTTCATCTGGAGGTTCAGCTATAATGGCTTAATTACTCCTAGATACTCCAAGACCGGAAGATCCCCGAAGCTGCTCTGTGCAGTCTCTCGGCATTCTGTTTAGCACGTAAATGTTTACCCCAATTAAGGGAACGTTTTAGGCATAAAGACATGAACCCAATATGTAAGTTTAACGACCATACACAGGTCCCTTAAACAAACTAGAAAATCTAAGACAAAAAGATTTTCACAGACCCCCTTCCTGAATTACTACGTCGCCTAATTTCTCAATCCCGTCAAATATATTAGAACGGTAAAGATATAAAAGGCTTTCGAACAGTTTAAGAAGTCTAAGGACTCTCTAGTACTAGATACACTCACGCTGTTTCCAACATCGCGATGTCTACCACATCACCCACCACACCGGCCGTTTACCGACGATAATGTTGCGTACGACTCCTATAGTCATTTCGACTATGTATTCGTAAGAGTAGATCACTGACTACGTCAGTGGATCAGACCTCTTAAAAGGGAATACGCCTACTAGGCATGAGTACGGAGGGCTGGGAATGATGTGTTAGACACTACAACTATGTTGAGTGAGTAACCTATATGAGTAAGGGAGCAGTTTAACGACTTGCTCGGGTCACAAACAACGAATATTAATTCTTTCGAATAGTCAATTCCTCCAAATGAGATTTATAATTAAAACTCTCATTATTAAAAGCAAAAAGCTTATTGAGGAACTGAGGACTATCAAAGAAAGGATTTTTAGGTATCGGCAAAAGCTGTGGGAGAACAATTGATTCCCTAGCTTCTGGAGCCTTACCTAATATCTCAACCCAAATGTATGGAAAACTGAGAAGAGTGGAGGGACGACCCTCCTTAGTCATCGCATTACGAAAAGCGAACATGACTTTATGCTCAGGTGGATGTATAGTAACCAACGGAACCTCGCCTGGTAAAGAGCGAGTGTAGTTGATTGCCAATTTTGCATCACTGAGAACTTCTACAGTATCCAAAACCTTGACTTCATTATCACGGAGTGCAGAAATTTGAGGACGAACCTCAATCTGACTCCAGTGGTAGTATTGCGTTGACAGAATTTTCGACTTAATCGGATTAACCAAACCTACAAAAGGCTGAAACTTTTTATATTCACCTCCAAAGGGATGCATCGCCAACTTCTTAAGGAAGTAGCCAAATCTACGTTGAAAATACGTAAAATGGACTAAAGGCTGGACTGCAGGATTCAAATTGAATCCAAGACCTCCTAATACCGGAGAAATGAATAAATTAAAGTTGCCCTGGCAAGTTAATTCCGAAATTGCATGCTTATGATAATGCATGAAACGACGATGAGCACGAGCTTTATCCTGGGCTCCTTCGAGCACCGGGTTATAAAAGTCCCAAATAGGAGAGAGAGACTTAACTCTCACTCCTCCCATCTTTGACTGACCGGTAAGTAGACCAATATTAAAATATGGTACATCCTTCACAGTCTGAGTCTGGGCATTCCAGGAAAAGCCTTGAGAGTTAATGGTGAAAAACGTTTTATGAACGTAATTGTTTCCCATCGACAACTCAAAGCCGACCTCTTGAATGATAGACTGCCACAAGGCATAAAACTCCTTGTCAGCTCGAAACAAAATATCATCACCGTTTATTAGAACAGGTAGCTCCTTGGGGCCGACCTTTCTTTTCAAATGGATCTCCAAGGCCATCCAATAACAGACAAAATTAACTGCGCACAGTATAGGGAAACTCAAAGTTGACCCCATAAGCTGTCCAGTCGTCTGTACTGCATCAGGTAGTGGGTTTATGACCCCATCAACTACCTCCTTAGACGTTCTCATCTCAGGATATGTAAGAGTCTGTTCATAAATGACAGCTCTCAAACACTCATTGAGAAATTCAGAGTAACGAGTCTTTTCTAGAGAGGCTTCAAAAGCCATCTTCGTATAAAAGATCTTAAGGTTATCAGTTGCAGCGGAAAAATCGCCGGAGACCCATAAGTCGAAATTCGTAATTCCTAGTTTCTTCTCCCTATCCAAGACATCGTAAAAATCATGATGTTGGACGGGACGACCAGTTAAGCAGAATTGTGGGAAGCTCTGTAAATGCTTCCACAAACCCTTTTGATAGAACCGAGAGATATAATATTTAAAACTCTCTCCCTTGGTAACTAATCGGACTTTATACGGTTCGCAAACGGCTGACACCCCAACTTTTGTGTGGAGTAAGTCCCGTTTAACAGCGAATTCCGTTAAAGACGGATCAATAGCATCAAGTGCTTTTACCAAGTCATCTAAAGGACCGGGCACATCTATAAGATCGTGTCTCCGGGCTTTAATCTCATTAAGGAGATTCTTAATACTGGTCCAAGTTTCCTTTCCTCTCAATTCATGAACAACGCCGGGCCGAGCTTCATACATATGAAGCAGATCGGAACCTATCGACTGATCGATTAAATCATAGATCATCTTTACGCGAAGTTCATGTCCATCATTCTCAGTATCACCAGGCAAATCGGAAACAGAAGCGGCACTTTCATAAGTGAACTCGTTACTGTAACCACGCTTTTGATCTCTTAGGAACTCCCTATTTCCTCCCTTTGATCGATGAAGATCGAAGGAGGCGGAAGTTGAGGCTTCAAAAAGAGCGGGCTCTGGTTGTTTAAATTTACTGAAGAATCGCTTGAAGTATGGCTCAAATTTTGTGGCCATGTACCAATTTATATTGGGTCGTTTCGTTAAAGCAACACGATGTTTTTGCATCGCTTTTAATACGAAAGACTCAGGTACAACTTCAGCACCTCTCTTTATCCCTTGAAGGATACTTAGAAAGAGAGAATTATTTTTTGGACAATGGGCAACAAGTCGGTTTTTGAGAAACTTCTTGATTGCTCCTGAGAAAATGAAAGGATTACAATTGAAACTAGGTGGTCGCACTGGAAGTACCTGCGAAAGGTACTTTGCCAACGGGTACGCAATGGCGTACTTTGCATTAGGAACGAAATCCTCCAGTGACCATTCTGTCATACGCTTATACGCAGACAATTGAACAATATAAGGGAGTTTTGCGATCTTGGAATCGTAGTCATAAAGGACCTCTAGGTATGCACGTGCCGTTTTAAGAGCATGTGGTACTACTAGAGTTCCAAGATCAAAACTAACCTTATTTTTAGGAAAACAAAGAGCGGTGGATCTATGCCATCCTAGCGATACAGAAAGCTCACGAAAGTGAGAAGCTGTATCCTGGGAAAAACTTGCATAGGTCCTTTCCTTCGTCGGACCCTTCCGACACAGGCCGCCAATCATCTCATCGATTAAAGTAATCGCACAATAAGTTTTAGACTTTTGTTGCTGCATTATTGCTTCTCTTACTCTAAATGGGTA